CAGGTACCTGCCCTACAACTCTATTTACATCTCTACAAACATCTATCTCTTCTACATCAAACATTGTTATACCATCTACAAATGCTTTGTTAAGATACACCATCTCAAAGATAGCTTTACCACCTGTTGTTTCAGCTGCGTGTAATCTTGACAATAACCATTTGTAACTACGCTTTCCTGCCCATAACATACAGTCAGTATGTAACTCAATTTCGTTTTCTGGCAGTACACACTCCGTACTATGTGCCTCTTCTACAATCGTGGTCATCTCTGGGTTTTCTAAAAGAAAGTTATATAAATCTTCAGGATGCTGTCTTGATCCAATAACAACAATAGCTGTATGTTCCTCTTTACGACTAGATAGTGTGGTTGTCCACCATTGTCTAGTCTGCTCTCTAGCACTAGGTTGTATAGTTGTTCCGTGGTCCTCAATGTCATCAGCAATAATTAAGTCACAGTCACGAGAAAGAATCTTACCACCTTTACCTACAGCAACCATAGTTGGTGATTTAATACCAGTAACTGTTCTTGTAGCAGTAGTAAACTGTCCAGATGTCCAGGACTTACCTGATCTATTCTTAGGTTTAAAGGTAGCTCCTGGTCCACAGAAATCCTCTATAAGTTTTTCATTATGTTCTAAGTGGTCAACTACAGCACCTACAGCATTCTTTGCAATCTCTTCGTTACCACCAACCCACATAATCCTGACATTAGGATTTTTACATATCTGCCATATAGCAAAGTGTGTTAATAAGTCAGTCTTGCCGTGTCGTGGTGGGCTAAGAATCATCTGTTCTCCACCAGTATCAATAGCACCTAAGATAGATTGAATCCAGCGTTGATGAAAGTCTGCTGTTTCATACTTATCTCCTGTTTCTGTTTGGAAGTACCTATCTCTAAAATCTTCAAATTTCTGTAGTGAATCAATAGCCTCTTGTGGGGTTGACCAATCTTCTCGTTGTTCTGCATTAGTTTTATCTATGCGATAAGCATTGTGCATTTTATTTACTATATCTTTAGCTACGCCTATAAGTCGTGCTACATCAGATTGTGTAATTGTTTTCTGCTCTACTAGACTTGCATAATTTTCTACATAGTCTTTGTAGTGTTCACCACGATTTAATGTTGTTTCGTTTATATCTAGTTTATTAATAGCTTCTAGTCGTTCACGCTCTTTAGCTCGTTTGTATTTAGCTCTATTAGAACATTGAGTAGAACAGTAACGACTGTTACCATTCTTTATAGTAAATTTTTTCTCACAACCTGTATTGCTACATTGTTTGCGTTCAGCCATTATTGTATTTTAGGAAGTTTTTTAATTTTCCCATTCTGTGTTCTTGCAAATCTATGTGTCTTTGTTTCTCTACTAGGAATTAAAGTACCACTATAAGTTTTGTTACCCCATTTCCAACTTACTTTTCCACTAGATTTCATTTCATTCTCCTAAATCCATTTGTTGCGTAATACAACTGTACCTGTTTTTTTGTATAAATTCTACCACTAGGTGATTTAAATTTATTAGGACCTATTTTCTCAAAAGGCATTTACCACATCCTGCAAGACCAGTATCTTGCACTTGTTTTGTCTTTGGCTGTGGAACATTTGTGTCTGGCACGAAATGAAGCTCTAGCTTTTGGATTATCTTTTCTAATCTCCATATTAGGATCGCCAAACATAACCTTTTTAACTTTGCCATTATCTGATACAAAAACTTTAAATTTCTTTCTACCATATCCTGGTTCGCCCTTTTGAATCCTCGTAGGATTGTTGAGCTTCACTTTCATTCCTCGCCATTCAGCCATTACTTCCTCTTCTTAACTTTATTTTTTTTCATCCCTTTTTTAGGGTTGTAACCTTTTTTTGGCATTGTATCTCCTATACTATATGTTGTATGAGTGATTATATCAAAGGAAAACAATATCCTAATCATAAACCCTCTACTACATATAGTAGTGGAAGAGTCTGCGTTCACAAAGAATGCCAGACAGTTATTTCTAAATACAATAAGTTTAAGTACTGTAATAAACACAAACCTCGCTCTTATCCTAGAATTAAAGGTCGCCAAGCTCCTACTGGTTTACAAGATCCAGTGGGGTAAAAAAAATTTTTTTATTCAAAGAAACTCTCTAAATCGTTTACACCACAAGTAGGGCATAATCCATCAGTAAGCTGATCTGCCCAAAAGGGATTCAAACATAGGTCACAATCTTCTACAGGTATATCATCATTCATAAAAAGACTATACCATACCCTAGACTAGGAGCTAGGGATTTTGGGTTAATCACAAACAGGGAAGTGTTTTTGATACTTTATTATAAACCAGATTAGAAAGTAAGTCAATAAACAAAACCCCGTATTGCTACAGGGCTTTGTACACGTACAGTCTGTCCATTTACTGTAATGAAAAATATAACAATCCACAAAAACATCTCACCTTAAACAATACCTTCAAGTACACCACATACTTAAATTTTGATGAAAAGCCTTTCTTTCTTATTATAAATTGAAGCATATCCTCATATGCTGCACCTAGTCTTTCTAGGTACTTGCATATTAGTTAAGTTGTGATACTATGACAACAACAAACAAAACATTTCTCTAGCTCTAAGGAAAGGAATGTTGGATCAACACTAAAGGGAACGTGGACTAGCTGGACCATCTTAACTAGGGTAATAGCCTATTACTTCACATATTTATTTGTTACTATTTTTAGTTCATTCTGGTTTTGGGAGGGAGTGACACAGGGTTAGAACCACAATAAAGAAACTACAACTAGAATAAACATTATGAAATGCACAGAGTGTAAACAACCACTCAAACAGATCAGAGATAATACTTATTACTGTATTAGTAGTATTACTAACTGTAGTTTATCTACCAAGACAGTGCATATTTCTTAGTAAAAGTTTCCAAGGATTTACTGGTGTGTTACGCTACGCTAGGGCACCCATTCAGCTTTAACTATGCACTTTAACCTATATAACTCTAAGTTTAAAAAATGCCTATAATCCTTATTATGTTGCGAAACATAAGGTTTACATCAATAAACTATGGATATGTTACCTATTGCTAAACAATAGTATATTTTTTTAGAATAATATGGGTGTACTGGTTTTGAATTGGGTAAGCTAGATAAGATTATCTTCTCATAACATCCTTCAGGTTATCCTCTACACTTCACAACAATAACCAACTAATATGATCCACTTGTGATCCGGGTAACCAACTAAAAGAAATCTAATTAATAACTTGTAATATAATGTTTACAATAATAATATATTATTATGTATTGGTTAATTACTTTAAAGGGGTAACAATGAAATTAAAAAAAGATTGTTTAAATTCTAACTGTAAAGAATTACAAAAAGAATTTAAACAATATAAATTAGAAAAAGAAAATGAGCTTGATAATTTATATATTGAGCTTAATTGGTATCAAGAAAATTACGGATAAGGGGGAAGTAATGAATAAAAATTATTGTGAAATTATAGATTATAGAAATTGTAATAAGTGTAATTCTATTTATGCACAACGAACAAAAAGCGATTTTATAAATGGTATTAAAAATTGTTTTACTTGTTACGAAAAACGTATGGATGATTTTTTAACTTATAACGAAATTGAAGTAAATAATAATTTATCAGTAGTAGGGGGTAAGTAATGATAGATAAAAATAATTTAATAGCTATCACTAATACAGAAATTGTTAAAAATTTACCTAGCAATATTGTATTTAGTGAGTGGGAATTAAATTTAATAAGTGAAAAAGTAATTAAAAAAATAATTCAAGAGGTTAATCAAAATACTTTTGATATATTTGTAAAGGGGAAGTAATGGAAAAAGAATATAAAATCGAAGATAAAGTATATATGTGTCAATGGGATAATATTATTGGTTTATATACCTATGATGAATTGAAAAAAGAATATGGTGATACAAATTTATTTGATGAGCCATTGAACATATCTTTTTATAGTAACGGGGTTATTTTAGAAACACTTGAAGAAGTCATAGAGTTTTTAAAAGATGATGATGAGATGTATTTAAGGCACTTTATAGCCGATAATATGCGAATATGTAGGGTTTACTAATGGAAGTATTAGAAATTGAATGTCATAATCTTAAATGTAATTGTGATTGTACGATCGGACAAACTCAACACCACAATATAATATTTATTAGCGATTTAAAGTTAAATGAATGTTTTACTTGTGATAACTGCGAAGAATTAATATTAATAGTTGATGAAGAATTATTAAATCAAGTAAAGGGGAAGTAATGGATATTAAAATAAAAATTAATACAGATAATCAAGCATTCGATTTTGATGAATTAAATGAAGTTAAAAGAATACTACAAGATAACATCAATAAAATAAATAGTAATGATTTAGTTTATTTATATGATATTAACGGGAATAAGGTTGGAACGATAGAGAGGAATGAAGTATGAAATTACACCATACAAAATATAAAGCTAATTATAAAAAATATATATTAGATAGAATTTATATAGAGGGTAACGAATTAGCAACGGACGAAGAAAAAGTGAGCTATTTATTTAATCGTTTTTATAGTGAGTACGATTGGAATATTTCACGGTACGGAAAACAAAAAGCTATGACCGAATGGTTACAAGGTTTAGCCCTAGATATACCTTATTGGAATAATGAGCTAGTGCCGTTAGCTATTGAAATGGGAAGTATAGACAATAATCCTAGTGATGAATTACAGTCTAGGGTTATTAATAACTATTGGGACTTTATGGCTAATATCATTTTAGGATTTGAGCCAACAAGTTAAACAGTTAGGCACCCTATTTTCTTTGTTGTAGGGTGCTTATAGTGTTTAAAGGTTAGACACTAAAGGGAAGGTAGAAAGATGAAATTAAAAATAATTGATTTTGTTGAATGTGATTATTGTGAACACGACGGCATTATTAATAATTATATTTATGAGCAAAACAAAAATAATTTAAATAATATTAAATGTTGGAATTGTAACAATGTTTATATAGTTGATAGCGATTATATGCACAAGTTATTTAATCAGGAGGTTAATTAAATGAGTAATGACAGAAATTGTACAGAGTGCAAAAAAGAATTAAATAATTATGAATACTTTTTGAGTAGCCATAATATTTGTGATAAATGCACGGCTAAAATATGGAAGGAGCAGGGTTTATTAAATGATTAGTATAGAAGGGTTAATAATAACGATCGGTTTTATAATCGTGTTACGATTGGCTATTGTAGGCACATTAGACCAAGTAAGAGATTACAGAATGATTAAAGAATATAAAAGACTATTTCCAGAAGTATGGGGTAAGTAATGGAGCATTTTTTAATTATGATTAGGCACGAGCTAAAAGAAATAGCCGAGCAATCAAAAGAAATAGAAACTAAAAAGAAATTATATAATTTAATAGAGGTAGCAATAAACGAGCAACAAGAATATTATAACTAAAAAGTAACCAACACCAGATTAAACCCTAGTTTTACCCTTTTAACTAGGGTTTTTTCTATGGATCAATATAACTAAAGTGTAGGCACATACCGACTATGTAGCGATATTGTAGGCACATAAAAAATGTAGGTTAATAACTTGCATTGTGTAACATAGTAGTTACAATGTAGGTAGGTTAATTAAAGAGAGGAAGATATGAATTGGTATTGTGTCAAGTGCAGTAGCGATAATGTAGTAGAAGATGTTGTTATGAATATTAATAACAATGACATACACGAAGTAATAGATGATAGTCAAAGATGTGGCGATTGTAATTACGAAGTGTTAGAACAGAAAGTGTAGGGAAGTAATGGCTAAGTTAAAAATTAATGGACAAGATAAAATCTATTTAGGTAACGACTGCGTACATTGTAGGAAAGATACAAGTTTTGGTAGTGGTAGGTATGTTAATAGATATCCTGCTGAAATATATAGCGAAGATCATCAAGCAATATTAGAGGGATATTGTTGTGATGTATGCGAACAAGAATATATAGATAGCTTAGATGAAGTAGAAAGAGCTAGATATTTAAGAGAGGAAGAATAATGTTCGCAGTAACAACTAAAGAATGTATACATTGCAGGCAGACAGGTACAGTTATGGTAGATAGAAGAGCTTATAGAGAGTTTACTCAAACACCAAGACACCTACGAAGATTGATTCAGGATATATTTCCAGATCATAGCAAAGAACAAAGAGAACAGCTGATGACAGGTGTACATCCAGAATGTTTTGAGGAAATGTTCAGAGGAGAGGGAGAATAATAAAGTCAAATAAGTTTACACGCTATTGTAAACTTCTGTTTATACTGTAATGAAAGGTTATTAATGGTAAAAATTGATATGCCACGAG